ATTATCCACTCCAATACAGTAAGTTTTGTATTTGTTGTAACAACCGCTCATCATGGGCGGTTTTTTATTGGAAAAATTTATGCGACTAACCAAAACCATTAAAGAAGCTATCCACGCCCACGCCAAAATCTGCTATCCTGCTGAATGCTGTGGGCTTATCATAGATGGGCAGTATTATCCTTGTGATAATGTTGCCCCAAATCCTACCGAGCATTTTGAGATAGACCCCATTGACATGTTTGAGATGGGGGAAAAGGGTCAAATACAAGCGATTGTCCATAGCCACCCTGACGGCAATGCTGAGCCGTCCGAAGTGGATAGGGTGCAGATGGGCATACATGGGATAGATTGGGTGATTTGTGCTTTTGGTTACCACGCAGGCGGTGAGCAGTACTTTGATGTCAAATGCCATAAACCCAAAGCGTATCAAGCCCCATTATTAGGGCGTGAGTATCATCATGGCGTGCAAGACTGTTATAGCTTGGTGCGTGATTATTACAGCCGTGAGCTTGATATTCACCTGCCTGATTTTCACCGAACTGATGGTTGGTGGGAAAAAGAACACCACTTACCCTTATATGAAAATAACTTCACCAAAGCAGGTTTTATCAAGATGCAAGACAAAAACGACTTACAAAAGCACGATGTGATTTTGTGCCGTGTTGGGCGGACGCATCATGTCAATCATGCTTTGATTTATGTGGGCGATGGCAAGTTAAAAAGCGAAACCACGCCTGATTGTGTGGGTAATGCCCTAATTTTGCACCACCCCCATGGCAGTCTTAGCGTGCGTGAGATTTATGGGGACAATTGGCAAAGACGCACGGCGATGGTGGTTAGGCATGAGCGGTTAAACAACGGTTAAACAGTCATATCCCAATATTATCAGCCCATAAGCATGCTTATGGGTTTTTTTATGTGAGAAATTCAATGAAAACCGTCATTTTACACGGCATTTTAGCCAAAAAGTTTGGTAAATCCTTTCGCCTTGATGTCAAAACTGCCAAAGAAGCCTGCCATGCGTTGGCTTGCCAAATCCCTGCCTTTTATGCGTTTATGATGAATGCCGAAAAACAGGGCATTAAATTTGCCATCTTTAACGGCGAAAAACGCACTCAAAAAACCAACATCGGCGAGAAGCAGTTAGACGATATCACCACAGCAAGCCACATTCATATCATGCCAAGGGTGGCAGGCTCTGGTGGCAAGACAATGGGCTGGATACAAGTGGTGGCAGGATGGGTATTGGTTGGGGTAGGGGTAGTTACAGGCAATGCTGGGCTAATCGCTGCAGGGGCAGGTTTGATGCTGGGCGGTGTGTCAAGTCTACTAATGCCCACCCCCAAACTTGACCCAAACAATGAAGATGGCAACCGCCCAAATAATGGCTTTGGCGGTGCAATCACCACGGTGGCTCAGGGCAATCCTGTACCGATTTTATACGGTGAGCGAGAAATTGGTGGTTTTATTGTCTCAGCGGCGATTTATGCTGAAGATAAGATGGTACAGGGCGTAAAAGTTTAGGATTAAAACTGAAAGGGTAATTATGAAAATCTACGGTGCAAAAAGACAAAAACAAAGCTCAAACAAGCCGTACATTCAAAAAGACACAGCAAGCAGTACTAACTCTTATCAAGCACTGTACGGCTTATCAGAAGGTGAAATATATGGCTTGGTTGATGGTGGCAAATCTATCCGCCTTGATGGTACGCCCATTATCAATGATAATGGCGAGCCGAACTTTCCTGATGTGTCATGGGATTTTCGAGCTGGAAGTATTGACCAAACGCACATTAAAGGCTTTTCATCCGTTGAAAATGAGCAAAGTGTCAATGTAGAGCTACGCCACGACCGCCCTTATACCAAAGCCATCAATAATAAACAACTGTCAGCAGTGGCAATCCGCTTGGGCTTTAATTCCCTGCGTGAACAAAAAGGTAATGGCGATGTTGTTGGCTACCGCATTGAATACGCCATTGATGTGCAAACCGATGGCGGTGCGTGGGAGATGGTGCTAAATACCGCCGTTGATGACAAGGTTAGCCAAGGTTATCAGCGGTCGCACCGCATTGACTTGCCAAAGGCTCAGCAAGGCTGGTCTGTGCGTGTGCGTCGCCTTACCCCAAACCGTGATAGTGAGATGGTAAGCGATACCATGGTTGTCTCTGCTGTCACTGAAATTATTGACGCTAAGCTTCGCTATCCGTGCACGGCACTGCTTGCCTTAAAATATGACGCCCAAACCTTTTCCAATATTGCCAAGGTGGCGGTGCATGTGCGTGGCATGTTAATTCAAGTGCCAACCAATTACGACCCTACCGCACGCACTTATGATGGCCTTTGGGATGGTACTTTTAAATTGGCGTATACCAATAACCCAGCTTGGGTGTTTTATGATATTTGTACCGCCAAACGATACGGATTGGGCGACAGACTGGCGGGTAAAGTTGATAAATGGAGCTTGTACCGCTTAGCCCAATATTGTGATGAGATGGTGGATGACGGCAAAGGGGGCAAAGAACCTCGCTTTACGGTGAATGTCTATCTACAAAAAGCTGATGATGCGTATCGTGTGCTACAAAACCTAGCATCAGTATTTAGGGCATTAAGTTTTTGGGACGGTACCAGCATTGTAGTAGATGCCGATACACCCAAAGAGCCTGTTTATGTGTTTAGTAATGCCAATGTCATTGGCGGTGAATTTAGCTACACAGGCACAAGAGCAAGAGACCGCCATACGATTGTCAAATGTGCTTATGATGACCCTGATAATAATTTTGAAACTGATTATATTTATGTGCAAGATGAACATGCCATCGCCAAATACGGTATTAATCAATTAGAGCTAAATTTATTTGGTTGTACAAGTAAAGGACAAGCCCAACGAGCAGGGATTTGGGCATTAAAATCAGAACAGCTTGAAACCGAAACGGTGAGCTTTAGCACAGGCTTAGATGGCTTTATCCCCAAAGTGGGGGAGATTATCCATGTTCAGGATAACAGCCGAGCTGGGCGTATGCAAGCTGGGCGGATTGTAGCAACCGATGGCAGACAAATCACCCTTGACCGCATGGCAGGCAAAGTGGGCGATACGCTGATGGTTGGTGATAATTCCGCCCAAATTGTACAGATTGATGATACGGTTATCACGACGGACACCGCCATCGGTCGTGCTGGTCAGGTCTTTGCCATTTCATCAAGTGATGTTGCCCCAAGAGCGTATCGTGTGATGACGATTAGCCAAAATGATGATGCAAGCTTTTCATTTACCGCACTGCAATATGAAATTGGCAAATTCACCGCCACCAATAACATTGCCGCCATACCAAAAAAAGAAGTTTCGGTGATTAAGGCCCATGTCTTAACACCACCAAACTCAGTAGGCATTACCGAACGCACACGCACCCATCAGGGTCAGGCGATTACCACGCTTGTCATCAGCTGGGAGCAGGTGGTAGGTGCTGTAGCTTATATTGTTGAATATAAAAAAGATAGCAACGCTTGGCAAACCCATAAAGTATCATCACATTCACTTGAAATTGATGGCGTCTATGCAGGGGCGTATCAAGCAAAAGTGCGAGCGATTGACGCCTTTGATAATGAAAGCCTAGCAACATCAAGCCAATTAACACAAATCACAGGCAAACAAGGCAAACCGCCACGCCCCATTAACCTTAGCGTACAGGGGGTATTATTTGGCATGAATTTAGGGTGGAATTTCGCCAAAGGCTCAGGCGACACAAATTTCACCGAGATAGAGGTTAGCCCTGATGGACGCACGCATATTACCACGCTTGGTACTTTTGCCTACCCAACCAATAAGCATGAAATCACAGGGCTACAAGGCAATTTGACCCAGTTTTATCGTGCTAGAATTGTAGACAAACTGGGTAATACATCAGATTGGACAGACTGGGCAAGTGGCACAACATCAGCGAACGCTGATAAAGTGCTTGACATGCTGTCAGGTCAGATTAGCCAATCTCATCTTGACCAATCACTGCGTACGCCCATCGGCAAAATCGGCACAATTGAAAGCAACATCAGCGGTATTAACAGCAAAATCCCAAGCATTAATAAAATCCCAACGCTTGAAAGTGCTATCAATAGCGTTAACAGCAAGATACCAACGATTGAAAGTAATATTAATAGCTTTAACAGTAAAATACCAAGCATTAATAAAATCCCAACGCTTGAAAGTGCGGTAAATTCAGTCAATGGCAATCTTAGCACGCTAAACAGCCAGCTTGCCACCGCTCAAAACGAGCTAAGCACCGCCAAAAGTACGCTACAAATCGCTGTGGGTAATATTACCACTGAGCGTAACCGCATTACCGCCGCCATCTTTGATATTAATGCCCTGCAAGCTGATAAAAATGCAAAAACGCAAGAAATCGCTAATCTAACCCAAACGGTGGGGTCTCATACCTCATCAATCCGTGAATTAGGGGTAGCCACGGGGGATTTGTCCCAAAAATACAACCAAATCAAAACGCAGGCGGATAATACAAACAGCGAAATCACAGCGATTAAGCAAACCCAAAGCGGACAGGCGACAAGTGTTGAACGGCTCGGGGCAAGATTTGACAACTTGTCCGCCGGGGGCAGAAATCTTATTATAAATAGCGGCGTAGTTGTACAAAATGACAGCTATCCCATCCGCTCATACCCACTTGCCCCCAACCACGGTCTAGCAGATGGCGATGATGTGGTCATTACCATCTGGGGTCAGCTTGCAGACAGCAAAACGGCATTTTATGCGTACAACTCGGGCGGCTGGGTTAGGCTAGGTAGATTTAGCAAAATCAGTGACGGCGTGTATGTGCTAAAAACCCAATGGGCGGTCAGCTTGGGCGTAAACACAGCAAGCAATACTGCTCTAAACATCTATCCGTTTCCGCAATCCCAAGCTGGGGAAAGTCGCATTGATAAGATCAAGCTGGAGCATGGCAACATCGCAACAGACTGGACAGCAGCTCCAGAGGATTTGCAAGAGCAATTAACCGCTCAGCTTGCAAACAAAGCAAGCACAGCGTCAGTTAATAGCTTAACTGAAAGCTTAGCAAATAAAGAACAAGCACTGTCAAGACGGATTAATACTGTTGAAAGCTCAGTAAGCGGTAACACATCTAGTATTAATACACTTAACCAAAGCTTAACAACGACAAACCGAGCGTTGACAACAAAGCAAGAGCAATTAACCGCTCAGCTTGCAAACAAAGCAAGCACAGCGTCAGTTAATAGCTTAACTGAAAGCTTAGCAAATAAAGAACAAGCACTGTCAAGACGGATTAATACTGTTGAAAGCTCAGTAAGCGGTAACACATCTAGTATTAATACACTTAACCAAAGCTTAACAACGACAAACCGAGCGTTGACAACAAAGCAAGAGCAATTAACCGCTCAGCTTGCAAACAAAGCAAGCACAGCGTCAGTTAATAGCTTAACTGAAAGCTTAGCAAATAAAGAACAAGCACTGTCAAGACGGATTAATACTGTTGAAAGCTCAGTAAGCGGTAACACATCTAGTATTAATACACTTAACCAAAGCTTAACAACGACAAACCGAGCGTTGACAACAAAGCAGGAGCAATTAACTGCACAACTTGCAAACAAAGCAAGCACATCAAGCGTTAATAGCTTAAGCGAAAGCTTAGCAAGCAAAGAGCGAGCACTGTCAAGACGCATTGGCACTGTTGAAAGCTCTGTTAGCGGTAACACATCTAGTATTAATACACTTAACCAAAGCTTAACAACGACAAACCGAGCGTTGACAACAAAGCAGGAGCAATTAACTGCACAACTTGCAAACAAAGCAAGCACATCAAGCGTTAATAGCTTAAGCGAAAGCTTAGCAAGCAAAGAGCGAGCGTTGACTGAGCAGATTAATCGAGCTAAGTCAGAAATGGGCGGACGCATTACGCAAATCAGCGACGAAACACGCACTTTGGCGGATGCTAATAGAACGATTGGTGAGCGGATTAATCAGCTAAATAGTGAACTTGCAGGTACTGATAGCATTAGCGATAACTTGCTTATTAATAGCAACAGAACACTTGTCACAGGTGCTTATTTAATTGCAACTTACCGCATTAGCAAAACGCTAAAAAATGGCGACAAAGTGCGATTAACCGTCAACGCTCCACAGCTTGGCAGTCGCCGCATAGGCTTTATGGCGTATAACTCAAACTCAGCAAGTGGCTCAAAGCTTTCTGATATTAGAAATAGGCAAGGCAATAGTTACACTGCAGAGTTTGAATGGAATGTCGGAACAGGTGCTAATAATGAGCTGTGGCTTTATCACAATGCGTCAAACACAAGAAGCATTTCGACGATTACAAGTGTAAGCTTACAAAAAATCACGACAAGTTCAGGCTTAGCAAGCATTAAGTCAAGTGTTGCCAATCTTGAACGAACGCTAACAACGACAAACCAAAGCTTAGCTGAGCGGATTAATACCGTACAAACAACCCTAAACGGACAGACAGCGAGCATTCAGCAACACGCTCAAAGCTTAAACGGCTTATCGGCTCAGTGGACGCTCAAAGTGCAAAGTGGCGGTGTGGTGTCAGGTATCGGCTTGGCAAGTAATAATGGCGTGTCTGATTTTGCTGTGCGAGCTGATAAGTTTTATGTTGCAAGCCCGCAGGGCGATAAAAAGCCGATGTTTTCAGTAATAACACGCCCAACGACGCTGAACGGCACAACTGTACCAACAGGGGTGTATTTAAACGGCGATTTATTAGCAAGTGGCACGATATCAGGCGATAAAATCCGAGCAAATACCCAAATCACTGCCCCGAACATCCGAGGCGGTAGTATCAGCATTGGCAGTAATTTTAGTGTTGATAGTCAGGGCAATTTAAACGCAAATTCAGGCGTGTTCCGTGGGCAAGTTTTAGCTGATAAAATCACAGGGCAGATTGATGTTGAAAGCTTAAAGTCCAGTGCAGTAGCGTTGGGTTATAATGTATACATCTCTGACTATTATCATGCTAGCGAACCATATCAGTTTGATAAGAAATTTAAGGCTACTTATTCGTCGCACGGATCTATCATGCAAAGTTTAGGGCTTAATAATGAAAGTATTGGCAGTGTAATGTTTGAGATGAGAGTGTTTTGTAAACGAGCAGTTACTGTTAAACAAAAAATACATACAGTTGATGATAACTTATATTGTTATGTTAATGGCGATTCGCTATTTGGTTATAAGTCAGTTCACCAAGGGTACGACGATGACGAAAACGTACCAAATTCTATCAGTCAAGGTCGTATTAATAGAGAAATCCACCTGTCGCTAAGACAGGGGTTAAATACCATTGAATTTGTCTTAAACAACTCTGGTGGTGGCATTTGTCAGTTAATTGTTTTAGGTGATTTCATTGACAACAACATCATTAAATTTGCATAGGTGATATATGATTGACTTACAGGGGCTTCATGCCCCTTTTTTATTGGAGTAGATATGCCAGAAAAAGACCCAACAACTTACACGCTACTGACCTACATTTGGGTAGGACTGCTCGCCACGGGCGGCGGACTGGTGGCGTTCATCAGACGGCTTAATGAACAAAAAAAACCAGAGCGACTTCGTGTTGTGTTCGCCAAACTCACAGGCGAGCTTATCATCTCAGGCTTTGCAGGTTTGATCACGTTTTATCTGTGTGAGTTTTTGGAGGTTCAACAATTACTGACGGCGGTGCTGGTCGCTGTCAGCGGTCATGCTGGTGGTAATACCATTGACCTTGTTGCCAAACTCATTGAAAAACACATTAACCGAAAAACTGGATTTTAATGATGAATGAACCAAACCATAAACTTAATTAGAATGATGGGTTTTTTAAATCCGATTATTACATAAATTCACATGAGCCGCCCCAAATGGGGCTTTTTTTGGAGAAAATTATGAGTAGTATCAAACACATTCAAACACAAATTGGCACGACCGCCGATGGCGTATGGGGCGATAAATCAAAGCAAGCGTTAAAATCAGCGATAAATGGCGGTAAGATTATCACAATCACTAAAAATATCAGCTTAAATGAGTTATTAGCCAGCAATACCGCCAAAAAACATAACATTGACAACACGCCAAACCAAACCATTTTACAAAACTTGATTGACGCCAGTGTAAACCTTTATCAGCCTGTGCGTGATATCTTGGGCGTACCCATGATAATCAGTAGCGGTTATCGCTGTCCTGCACTTAATAAAGCGGTGGGTGGCTCTGCTACTTCCGCCCACATGTCAGGCTTTGCGATTGATTTTACTGCCCCAAAGTTCGGCACGCCCAAACTCATTGTACCGCATATTGTGCGTAAGCTTAAAGAAAAAGGCATTGGGTTTGACCAAGCCATCATTGAGTACCCAAAATCACCCCGTTCATGGGTACATTTGGGCTACAAGCACCCAAGCGGGCGGCAAAGGGGTAGTAGTTTTGTGATTGGGTGATTAATATAAATTGCCCCAGTTGTGCTAACTGGGGCAATGGTGATTTGATGATTACATAAAGCGTCCGTTTTCTTTGATTAGATTATTGAACTGTCTTTGACCGCCATTACAATAAAACAGATAGGCACTATGGGCTGGGCTGTATTTATAAATTTGGTTGCCACTCAGGCGGTATTGCTCAGTCTTAAAATCACGGTTTGCATTTGCAAGAATTTCAAAAATTTCTGATGCTTGCTTGTTGCTGATTTTCTTGTTTTCGTATTGGTCAAGTACGATTGAGCAGATTTGCTCAAATGATTTTTTATCAACATCAACACCGTCCGCCAGCTTGGCGTTGATGGCTTTGATTTCACTAATGTGAAGAAAAGCTGTCAAGTTTTGGCGGTTTTGGCTGATTTCAATCATTTCAATCTTTTTCATTTTGTGTCTCCAGTCGCTCAGTAGCGAGTTAAGTTTCAGTTTCATCAAGCTTTCTTGTCTTGATGGGGTTATTATAGTTCGTGATTGCGAACAAGTCAAGCATTTTTTTAAAAAAATGAAAAAATTGTGTTATTGCACAGCTTATCAAAACTCAGCATGATAATGCCCTTTTAGCCAAGCCCATACCCCAAACTCATCAGGCACTTTGGCGTCATCATCAAGATAATTTAGCTTGCCAGTCAGCACCAGATGACCAACCACCGCTTGCCAAATTTTCCAATCCGCCTGCGATTGATTGCCAGTGTCAGTGACAAACTGCTCAAAGCCGTGCCAAAACGGCAATGCAAGCTTTTTCACAGATTTTAGCTTGTCAAAATACTCATCAGCATCATCAGTGATGGGCTTTGGATTGTCTTGATTAAACTGATCAATATCAGCGGTCAGCTTGTCAAGTAATAGAGTGTAATGGCTTGCGTGTGTAAAGATAGCAATATCAATATCGTCAGTGATGGGGCGCTCACCTTGCTCTAAGTACTGCCAAAACCGTTTTGATAATGGTTTGCCATCTTTATTTTTAACAAGTTCGCAGGCTTCTGCAACAGTTAAGCCCAGCGATTGACGCTGGGCTTTCAATTGTAGATTGTTCATTGCCATATCCTTAAAAGTCTAGCTTAAAAAAATAAGCAGTTTTAAGACTTGCTTAGGTCTTGGGATTAAACCAAATCAGCTTTACAATAAACTTCTACATTATAGTAATCAGCATATGAATGTTCTACAAACTGATCACCTGTGTTTGTTGTGTATACACCATCTTCTTCTGTGTAGCTGTCATATGCTTGACCGCCTGCATAGCTTAGGCGAGCTAGTGTACGGTCTCCTTTGCCAAAATATTCATCACAGATTTCCTGCACTTCTTTGACAAAGTCATCATCATCTAAAGGCTCATGATTGATTGAGTGTTGGCTGTCAGGTGTGTGCGGTAATTGTAAGCACAATTCATCACCTGCTTCAGTATTTGCAGTTACGGCAAATTCATTGATTTTGATATTAAGTAGTTTCATTTTGTGTCTCCAGTCGCTCAGTAGCGAGTTAAGTTTCAGTTTCATCAAGCTTTCTTGTCTTGATGGGGTTATTATAGTTCGTGATTGCGAACAAGTCAAGCATTTTTTTAAAAATATTCAAAAAGTTTATAAGTTATTGATTTTGATTAAATTAAATGCTTTTAAAGATTAAAAAAGATGATTTTTCAGAACATAGCATAAAACCCCAGCCAAATGCTGGGGTTTTAGTAGACGAATGGTAGACTGTACAAATGTTGTTATATAGCTTTTAGT